TAAGGCTCTCAATAATAGAAACTTCCACAATATCACTTATGCTCAATTTGTATTTGTATGGGTCATCTTTTATATCCCTCGTAAAACCTTTTACCCGTATGGCTTTATCTACATTAATGTCAGCATCTTGTATGGGTATATAGTCGCCAACATTGAACAGGTTTACTATGGTATCATCACTCCCAAATTTACGCTTTAGGTGCAAACTCTCAATATCCAGCTCATACTCAACTCGTGGCTGGCTATTTTTCTCATAGTCCTTTTGCCCCTCCTCGCTTAATAATAATTCAGCTTCGGTAACGTATGGATTGTCGGGCATAATAATGTCATAAAGTATATAACTATCGCCAACAGCAATTTGATAGGCGTTCTCATTGCTCGGTATTCTAAAGCCTCTGCTGTCCTCATATACTTTTATAACAAAAAGTTTTTTAGCTGTATCATAGCTTGATATTTCAAATTCATAACCCATTAAATTGCCTCTTGTGAATTTGATTTTAGCTACTGTACCATTTTGCAGCCACCGAGTATTACCCTCGCTATCCTTTTCGTTAAGGTCAAACATATCATTATCCACAAAGCTGAATATATCAGAGCCTAAAGCAGTAACATAGCCTGTGCGCTTTGGGAAAATATCATCATATTGCTTTGCGCCCTCTTTGACCCCCAGAGCTTCCACCGCTGCATTATCTTGTATGTAGCTATCGCCCTCCAGACGTAAACGCATAGCCCCATTTCGGTAAGAGCTCATAATGTTACGAGAACCACCCTCCACATAAAGGCGTGTAATAACATTTTTGCTATCTACATTTTTACGCTTCAATTTGTAAATACCCCCACCTTTGCCGAAAGTGAAAGTAGCTGGGAACAGCTTGCCTGCTTTTCTAATATGGAGCTTATAAACCTTATTGCCCATCGGCTCTATCTCAAACTCCAATTCCCATAGTTGGCACATACGCTGTACGACAGCTAAACAATTTTCGTTACTAAACGTCAAATCTTTAACCTCCGTATCTGGGCAATCTCCCAGCACCCAAAGCTCCCCACTGCTTTTAGCTACATTGTTTACGCTATTAATAACCACATCCATAGCCATCCGCATATCAGCCATTAGTGCAAAAACACCGCTGGAGTTATAGCCTAACACATCAGTATTGCGGTATTGTGCATCCATCAGCTTGTACTGTATGCCCTCAAATGTAAGACTATACTCAAATTTGCGCTCTTTGTTTTTTGTCGGCTCTGGCATAGCATTGAGTGAGTACAGTTCTCCATACGGTAAAATATAGTCGCCTATCAGCAAATCTAACGGCTCTGCACTCTCAACCGTTATCTTTACGGTGTCCTCTCCCAGCAGTTCACGCTTTTGCTCTGCACTTTTGACAGTACAGAGCCCAGCATAATTATTGAGGGTTGCTTTCTGCACCCCTTTTCGGTTAAATACTACAATTTGCTCCATACTACGATTGCATTAGTGTCAAATGCTGTTATATCTTCAATTACTCCAGTTATAGAGGCAAAATATTCTCCATTTTCTTGGTAATCGTGTGTAATGGTTACGTTTGTACCATAAACATCCTGCGTTGTTGTGCCATCGCCCCAGTATATGTTTATCAACTTAACTGTTGTAAGCGTTACGCTTATGCGCTTTGTGCTGTCATTTATTCGCAAATGCTTTAGCACTCGTTTTACTGGCTCTGGCTCTCGGAGTTTAAGAGAGAATGTGCCAACCATTTTCTTATCATCCCATTCCTTATCAACATCTGCACCATCTGGCAGATACACCTCGTAAACAAGTGGTTTTGTTGGGTGTATGTCAATAGTCAAACGATGCAACCCAGCTGGCATAATTTCCCCATTTGTACCTTTTACAGAATTATCTTTATGTGGAGTAACAAACAGCTCCATAAACGATTTTACGGCTTGCATAAATGCCATTTTACCTCCAGACGAGACAATAAAGCACTCCAGCGTAATCTCTCTTGCCTCCATGCGAGGGCGTGAAAGGTCTACCATTTCCCCATGATAACCGCTCCAGTCCACTTTTAGAGGTTCTTTCATTTTCAAGGCATCGGCAATCCCTTTTACCTTGCTTACAGAAACCCCGTAATTGTTTTTAATGGCTATGCCATCAACATAATATGCAAGCTGTTTGGTATTATCTAACAGGCTTAACACTTCCTCCTGTGTAAGAGCCTTTCGGTACATCCTTGTTTCGTCAAGGTAGCCATTGCCAAAAGGAGTGCCATAAATATCCTCTGCAATAGCAAAACCCACAGGATTGCCGTAATCACTCGCTACTGCTGTTGTGCTTAACTCCGAGCCATTGAGATAAATTGTAATGTTGTTGCCTGTGCGAACGACAGCAAGGTAGTACCATTGGTTTGGTGTAACATCAATGGCTGAACTAAAGAACTTATTTACACCGCTATAATTGAGCAACACAATTATCTTGCTAACAACCTCTTTTACCTTTACAAATGTGCAAACGGTAAAATTGCCCGTTAATGGCAAAACAGATGGGTCAATAGTACATTTTCCATCTCCGTCAAAACGAATACAGTTACCGCTTTTACCAGCCTCAAAGTGGGCATTATCTACTGTGCTATCAGCTCTGTTTGAGCTATAGTCATACGTTTTTGTAGCTCCATCTGATTCATCAAATGGGAGATTCAATACCAAAAATTCATCTAAAGCCATACTATTTTATTTATAAGTTTTACAATCGTGTGTCGTTACTGTTGCTCCAGCCACATTGCCACTAATTAACACCTTGCTATTTCCGTATTGGTGTACAAATACTTTTGCGTTACCCTCAATGTGCACATGTACATTAGTATCTTCAAAGCAATCAATATGTACGTGGCTGTGTTCGGTTGCTATTACTTTCAATTTAGAGGTGTGCCTTACCCAGCATTGCACAATGTTATATTTATTGGTTACTATGTGGGCATTACTATTGCCAACAAAGGCGTTACGCCTCAATGCTGGCACGTCTCCAATAGCGTCAATATAACCGCCCCACGGGGCAACTCCTTTGCCAAATTGAGCCCGTAAAACCTCTATTGTCGGAAAGTCTTTTTTAGTACACTCCTTTATGTAGTAGAAGTATGCTTGCATCAACAATTCGGCTTTATCCTGCGTATTATGCACAGCTGCAATGCTTTCTTTGCAATGCCCTGTTGCCATCAATTCCTTTAATAAATTAATTCTATCCATGTTTTATACATTATATCCTTTTGCTCGTAATGGGTTTGAATCTGCACCTGCACTCAATTCTTTCAAATAGTCTCGTATCTCATATAAACTACTGTTATATGAGGTGTTTTGAACTATTTTATTAAGTAATCCGATAGCCTCTCTGATTGAAGCATTGGCGGTTTGCATAGAGCTATGCACATCTCTTGTAGCAACTAAATGCTCTGCTTGCCTTATGCGTATATTTGTAATTTCTCCAGCCAGCTTAGAGGCGGTTTCTTCCGTTACTGATTTTATATTACCCTCCAGAGAACTATCATCCAGCATATCCTCTGCTGTGTCTGTAAAAAATTCCTCAAACTCCTCCAGTGCTTTATTGAAGTTATCCCCAGCTCCTTTTAGCTTTTGTTTCCAATACTCAAAATTAAATCCAGTAGCACTGTAATCGTTACCCTGCATATACTCGGAGAGTGCATCGGTAAATTTCTTAACCTCTCCCTCTATGAGTGTCATTTTGAGAGCATTCTTAATTGCATTTGCTACGGTTGTTTTCCAAACCTCATCAAAACTTTCTGCGCTCTTTTCCATGTCTCCAAAGGCATCAGCCCACGCATCGGCTAAATCAGAGGCTAAATCTCTAAAGTTTGTTTGCACCAGAGTATCTGCAATTTCCTGCTGTATGCGTTGTATCTCACGAGCTGCCTCTTTTGCATTCTCCTTATATTCAGCAACCTTGTTATCATCCCTATCTTTGGATTTCTTGCTTTGCTCCAAACGGGCAAGCTCGTTATACTCAATTTGCTGCTTTTTAAGGTTTTCTATAGCTTGTAATTGTTCGGTATAATAATTGTTACCAACGGCTGTTTCAACATTAAAAGAGATGTCATTATAAGCACTCTGCAAAGCTCTCAACTGCTTTTCGTGCTCTTTCATTTCCCGCTTAATTCTTCGACTTGTGCTGTCAAAAACATTAATAGCGGAAGTTATCAGGCTTACACCGCCCTGTATAATATCCATCGGATTACCAGTTGATATACCTTTTGCCAGCGTTGCAGCACCGCCCATCATTTCGCTAATATCGCCCAGTAGCTCCTGTGTAACCTCGTCTCCAGCCAGTCCTAACTCTGTAAGCCCTCCAACAACACTATCAAAAGCTCCTTTTACCATGTCGATAGAATCTGCGAGGCTTCCAAACATTTTGCTTAACGACTTGCTTTTTGACAAATCGTTTTCTGCGTTCTTGTACTCTTTTATAGCATTAGTAAGCAGCTTGAACGGGTTTTTGTTACCTAAAACTTGGCTTTCCAATCCCTCCAGCTGTCCGAGCAATGCACCCCTAATATCGGCATCCTTTATAGCCTCTACTTGTTTGCGTAAACTTTCAACTATCTCATTGAATGCACTACTACTCAAATACTGGGCATTGGCAAACAACTCTTTCCAGCTATTTGTGCTCTGTATTTGTGTTGCATCAACTTCTGCAACGGCTTTTGTTTTAGCTTTTTCTGCCAGCTCTGCCTGTTTCGCAAATCCGTTTTGCTTCAACCAGTATATTTCATCATCATACTGTTTTTCAACCTCCAACCTTAACTGTGCGTTGTTTTTGTATTTCTCCAGCAGCGTTCTTTGTAGCTCCTCTGTGTTTTCTGCAATTTGCCTATCAACCTCCCTTATTGCATTGGCTCTATCTTCCCCTATTAGGTTTGTATTACCTTGCTGTAAGTCTTGCTTTTGACGTGCTAAAGCAGCAAGATATTCACTCAACGTTTTACTTTGCTCTTTGGCTTTACCTATGCTTTCGGTAAATTTATCCATCTCTGTTTTTACTCCAGTAACACCGTCAAGCTCTGTTTTTAGAGTTATCAGTTGTGTACCCTCGGTATCAGTAATGCTGCCATCTTGCTGTTTAGCCATTAAAGCATTTATTTTGCCTTGCAGCCATTCAGTATAAGTATTTCCAGAGCTAATAAGTGCTGCATATTGCTCGTTTGCCACTTGCTCTCCATACGTTGCCACCCATTTGTAGTATAGCTCGTATGCTTTCTTTTTCTCGTCAATCTCAACACCCAGCAAATTAGCCTGCGTTATTTCATAGCTGGCATTTTCATTTGTACGCATATCCGAAAACTTCTGGGTTGTTTCAGTTGGCATTTTCTTTCCAGCCTCTCTGTATTTTGCCTCCAGTTCTTTCTCCTCCTTATCTATGCGTGCCAGCTCTCTCTTGTGCTGTAAATCAACCTCTGCAACCCTCCGAGCATAACCATCTTTTATTAATGCTATACGGCTCTCCTCTAATTGCATTTGCAACTCTATTTCTTTTTGAGCAACATCTTTGGCTGCATTTAGGCTCTTATTACCAGCTCCTTTTGAGTTGTCTGGTAATCGTTTGCGCAAAGTATTTATCTGATTAACATAGCTCTTGTAAGCATCAGAACCTATTTCTGTTGTCTTTTTTAACTCCTCTATCCTTTTTATTTCATCGCCTATTCCACCCTCCGTATTAAGATTGTTTTGTTTCTGGTTTATTAAGTTGTTAATCTCGTTAAGCTGTTGTTTAACAAACTCAACTCCTCCCATTTGCATTTGCATCTCAATGGTTAGCCCATTGAGTTCAGCAGCTTTCTTATGGAGAGCTTCCAGAGATAAAGTGATAAGGCTTATTTCTTCTTTTGTCTCATTTTTATTTCCTAAACCGCCAGCCATGCGTTCTAATACAGTTTTAGTCTCATTTGCCCCTGCTTGAAATTTATTAAAGCTATTTGCAACTGAATCCACAAAAGCATTAACAAACTCACTACTGCGATTAATCTCTTTTTCTGTTTCGCCAGTAGCATCTGCCATCATTTTAAGAGCAACTTTCTGTATTTCTTGCAGTTTCTTATTGTAAGCTTCACTTCCAACTGGTAGATTTTCCAGCTCAACCATTCGAGCCTTTACCTCTTCATATATGTATTGGAAATATTCATCTTTAAGATTACTTACCCATGCTGGTATTGTAAAAGTGGTATAATAACCAGCTGTACCTGCATATACCGTTTGCGCATCCCTTATACTTTTTACTTTGTCCTTAAACTTTTCAAGAGCTTTCTCCTCCTCTTTTGATTGCTCTGTTGATAGTTTTTCTGTTCTTTGAGCCAGTAGCCTTTCAGCTGTATTTTTATTTATAGCTTTAGTTAATTCATTGTATTTTTCAGTAACAACCTGTATATTATCCCCCTCCTTTATAACATCTAAGTTATAGCTTGATAATACACCATTTAGCTTTTCCAAAGCCTTTTTGTGGGTTTCTGTTCCAGCAGTAGAGTTTTTCAATACTGCTTTAAGTATATTAATGCTATCAATCTCCTTTTTTGTTTGGCTCTCGAACTCCCTTGCTACATCAATATTCTCCTCTTGCTCGCTCCTAAACATCATAAATGCACTAATAACAAGTCCGACAACACTAAGTATTGCCGTAAATGGGTTTGCTATTAATGTCGCCCAAAGGGCTTTTAATTTTACGGTAAGGAATGTTGTTGCTGTGCTAAATATGGAGGTACTGGTAGTTGCCATTGCATCGGAAACCACTTTCGCTCTTGCAGCATTTGATGCTTGTGTAGTTGCTGCTGCTGCCATACGGCTTGTTACTGCACTCTGTGCCTCCTTTGTGTTTTTTAAGTCTGTAACAATGGCAGCATGTGCTTTCAACTGGGTAAGTTGTTGCTGCTTTAGGGCTTCAACAGCCATAGCATCCCCGCTGGCAATACCTAAAGCAATCTGCACCCTCGTAGCCTGTATTTTGTTTTGGCTTGCTCGGTATTCAGCCAATAATAAAACTTGTTTTTGCTTCAATGCAGCACCCTCTGCTCGCATTTGAGTTAATTGGCTTGCAGCAAGTGCATTGTTGTTCTGTATCTGCTGGGCAACAGCAACACTATATGCTGCACTATCACGCCCCAGCTGTTGTTTTATAAGGCTCAACCTTTGGTCGGTTGTGAGTAATGCCTCTGCTGCTGCAACATACTCAATACTACCAGCCGTTAGGTTCATAAGTTGCAAATGAGCCATCTGCTCTGCACTTAATAGCTGGTGTAGGGCGTTTATTTTTATGTTACGCAATACCTGTTCCTGTTGCTCAACAGTTAATGCAGTTTGCAATGCAGCCGTATATGCCTGTTGCTCTTTGGTAAGCAAGCCAGTAGTTTTAGTATTGGCGACTATTGAGGAGTTAAGGCTTGTAAACGTGCCAATACGAGCCTTATTTACAATGTTGTCTATTGTGGCAAAGCCTGTACTTTTTTGCTGGGCAATGGCAAGAGTAACAGTGGCAACTTTGTATGTACCATACATGGCTACAAGCCCCTCCAACACATTTAAAACTGTTTTGTAGTTTTCAACCAATACGTTAGCCAAACCAATACCAGAGCTTAAAATGCCCTCGGAGTTTTGCCCCATCTCGTTTAGCATCATATCCCATGAATCGCCCAAATTGGCTATTTGCCCTGTGAGTGATGCCGATTGTTGCTCCATAAGGTTAAAGAACATGCCTCCACTGTTTGTAAGGCTTTCAATAACAGCCTGCACCTCTGGGAAACCTATTTTTCCATCGCTAACCATTTGGTTTATCTCCTCGGTTGTTTTACCGAGTGATTTAGACAGCTCTTGCACCAGAGGAATACCACGCCCCATAAACTGCCTTACATCCTGCGCAAATAACCTACCTTGCACCATTGTCGTACCATATAAGTACACCAAATCGTTAAGTGGTAAACTTAAACCAGAGGCAATATCTCCCAAACGCACCAGCGTATCATTAACCGTTTCAGCACTCTCCCCATACGCCAATAGCTGCTTTGCTCCTCCAGCTAACCCCTTTAAGTCAAATGGAGTTTTGGCAGCAGTGTCGAGCATTTGTGTCATTAAAGCAGATGCACGCTCTCCACTTCCCAGCATTGTTGTGAATGCTATTTCAAGCTGCTGGAACTCTCCACGAGTGGTTACAATACTACTTACCCAGCTTTGAAACATTGCACCAATAGCAATACCTCCTATTGCTTTGCCTATGCCATCAAAACTACCTATAACATCATCCGAATAGCCCTCTACATTTTGCGTGAATTGCGCAATGCGTTGCTCATCCTGTGACAACATTTTGTCTATATTGCTATCCCTTATAAGGACATCAAAAGCCAGTGCTCCATCTTTGTTTTCCACGCTACAAACTGTTTATATAATTTATAAAATCATCAGCGTTTTCCTCTGTAAGTGCCATCTCGTCTGCTTCCTCAAATTTGCCTCTGCCATTTGGCTTATCATCTTCATCATCATACCGAGCTTGGTCTTCCATCATCCGCTGAACAACTCCCCATGCAATGCCTTTTGTGAGGTATTCCCACGTCCAGTGAAAATATGCGCAAATTGCCCCACGTTGCCCGTATAGGCTCTTTAGTCCTCGTTGCTCTCTACCAGATTTGGCATTGTTGTCCGTGCGCTGCTTATCAATCTGATAGAGTTTATAAAATCCGCAAGATTGTTGGTTAAGTCTATAACCTTTATCAAGTCTGCCAACTGTGAGTTTGTAAGCCATTTAAAAATGAAATCGGTTAGCTCCTCCAATTTCTTGTTATCTTCCCACTCATTACCGAGTATGGCAATGGCTACGATGCAAGCCATGCGCTTGTTATACTCTTTGAAGTATAAGCGTGATTGTTGCCGTGGGGCTTCTTTTATCTTACTCTCATCTATCTGGAGCTCTATGTACTCCAAACTAAGCCTGTCGAGCGTAAATAGCGTTGGTTCTTTTATTATATATTCCCGTTGCTTTTCCTCTGCTGTTGTAACTTTACGTTTGAATAACCTACCCAGTTTATTATTCCAGCGAGGTATGCGAACGGTTGTGTTTTCTGTGTGTTTTACAAGTACAGAGATACCGTGGCTAATAAGCCTGCGTATCTCGTCTTTTTCGGCTTGCAGTGCATCAAAATCTTTATTTTCACTCATAATACATTATGTTTTTTTGAAAAAAGCCCACCACGCATTAGCACAGTGGGCTTTTAACCATTAGCGTTATTTATAGACACGCATTTCTTGTAAAAAGATATTAGGCTGGAAATGTAGCCGTCTTTTTACGTGCTTTCATTGTTTTAACCCCTGCCTTAGTTGGCTTTAGAGGTGTTACAGTAAAGTCAACAAGGTTGATGCCTTGCGAGGACATTTCAGCGTTAATAACCGCCTCAATATCGGCACGAGGTATGGTATATACCAGCCCAATCTCTGGAATAACACGGATAGAGGCTTCTATATCCTCACTGTCCGCATCCCAGCCCCATTCAGCATCATCTCCTGTACCAGTAACAGTACCGCCCATGTACGTTTTCAAAAACGTTACATCTGGATCCATTATGGAGAAAGTAAGCACTGGTACTTTCTTCTTTTTCTTCCTGTATTCTGGGGCACTTTGCCCCTCCTCGTAATGCTCAACAGCATCAGCTTTTTCTTGCACCAGTTTGCAAGTATTCTCGTAGGTTTTACCAATCTTGGTATAGCTGGTAGCTTCTCCTCCATCGGCTTCAATAGCACCTACTTGTACCTCGGATAGTCCTAATGAAATAACTCCCATATTTTTAATGTATTAATTGTGAAAAAAAAATCTAACTTTAAACCATATTCGATGGCTCTGTATAGAGGGCTCGTCAAATACTCCTTGCATAACCGTTCTAAATCCCCAGCCTTTTTCGCAGTAATGTTTCTCCAGTACCTTGAATGCAAGCCCTGCAAGATGCTTGATTCTACCAGTGTCCTCATCATAATCTGTTACATCTGGAACGGTTTCATCAAGTATGTCTGGCACATATATGTTTACATTGCTCGTACCGAGTTGTACACTGCCATCTGGAATATCTAAACTTTGTATTGTGCAATCCTCCACTTTGGCATTTTGTTTACGAGTAGGGCGTTTGCCTTTTTTTACTACTCCTGTAAGCTCATTTGCCAGCTCGGAGTTAGCCAACAACACATACAGTATATCATCCTGCACAGTGTTAAACTGCATACCCTCCTGTAACTCTATGTCCTCTACATTGATTGCCATACCTCTGCTACCTGTTTACTCAAATTCCTCATCATTTGCGGTACTATGCGTTCAGCCATACGCTCTGCCCCATCCAGCACATCCTTATTAAGACTTTCAACGTGCATTGCGTAATTCATACCAGCTACTACAATTACGGCATAACCTTTTGTAACCTGTGTTGCCAGATATTGCGCCAGCTTAACACCCTCCAGCATTCCGTTTGCCTCGCTTAATACTTTGCCTTTTACCCGCTGTTCGAAGTTGCTGCTTATAATGTCTCCATTGTAAACCAGCACATAACCTATGCTATTACGGAGGTTCCCAGTTTGGTCTGTGTAGCTCCCATTCTCCCGTGCATGCTTTACACATAACTCTCCAGCATATTGGAGCATTACAATAATTGCACGGTGTATGCGCATTCTAAACTCAACAAACTGTTTGTTTACATCCCCACCGCTGTATGCAGCTTTAAACCCATACTTTGACATAGTTACGATACCTCTTAAAGCGTTTACATGTACCCTCCACTTGTACCTTTCCGACAGCATTCAACACCCTTACTGTTGCATTTTCGGCTACATCGGGGCAAGTTGTCGGGCAAAATACGTTTGACGTGTAAGTAATAACAACACCATTACCAATATCTATAGTTTTTCCAGCTCCAGCAGGTTCGTCTCTACACTCGCTAACATCCAACCAATCTGCATTAGCTGGTATTAGGTCGCCCAGTTCGTTCCTTGTGGCTGGTTGCCCCGTACATACTTGTAATTTGTCGTTGTATTTACCCATAATTAAAAGAAACGTGAGCCATCGGATAAGGTAATATCATCACTCTCTACAAACTCGTCAACATCAAGGTCGTTTGCCTTACAAAGTGCTTTTATGCGAGCCTCCAGCCCATCCTCTGAATATCCTTGCTTCCATTCGCCCTCCGATTCACTTGTAAGGGAGAGGTATTTCTGCAATACCAATACAGCAGCTAACGCTAACAGTTGGTCGTTATCGCAATCATATTCATCTGCTATTTGCAGCTTTTTGCCAGTGCGCTTACACGCACCAGCTAAAGCCTTTTCGCAATCTAAAGCATCAGCCTCATAAGGCTTAACCTCTACTTGTATGGCTTGTAAATTCGTCATTACAAACTACCAATTAAAGTCCACGCACTTGATAATCAACCACTCCAGCTATATCTGTGATGATAGGTAGAGCTCTCCATGATGCCTGTGTGTACTCTCCAGCTGTTTGCCCTGTACTTTCGCCTACTTGCCATTTTGCAACACGAATACCGTTGCCAGCATCTATGTATGCAACATTTGGCTCTTGGATAATCTCGCTATCCTCAAATGCAGGTTGCACCTCTCCAATTTGCCCCGCTGGTTTGAATACGATTTTATTCGCATTCCACGGGTTAATAATTGTGTCGGAACGCTCTCCATCTTTCTGGATGGTGTTACCCTTTACGATTTTAGTAAACTGTGGCAAATCGTATTGAGATAGGGCTTCTCTCAACTGCGCATCAGTTACAACTCCACCGCTTTTGTCTGTTCCCAGAATAGCCCTTTTTACGGCTGGAGCTCCGATAATCCACGCATACAAGGCTGGGCTTACCAGCATTTCGCCAAACGTGATACCCTTTTGCTCAAAATCCAACTTAATGGCTTGCAGCTCCTCAAATGGGTTAATGGTGCTTTTGTTAGCATCATCCCAGTTTTTGTCCGCTTTCCTTTTGTTGGCATCTGGCATAAGGTAATCCACCTTAAACAAGCGTCCATCTGGGTTGTTGAGCGCAGGTTTGAACTCTGCAACACCTCCATTAGACAACGCTTGCAGCACGATATGGTCGGCTGTATCTTTACAACCCAAATAAGCTTCCCGTGTGTCGCCCATAAGCATTTTTTGCACCTCGTTAAACTTTTGCTGGTCTGAATAGCGTGGGCTTTCCAGAACAGATAGTAGTTTACGGAGTTTCTTTGCCGACATAGGGAAACGATGCCCCATGCGTGGAATTTCTTCCGTAAATACTTTAAAGCCATCAGTAGGGCGCAACGGAGTACGTGCATCGTTACCAATGATAGAAGCCATAAAGCGCACTTTGTATTGTGCCATTATTGCCTCTGCTGTCAAGTCCATTTGTGGCAAATTGAACTTAAACCAACGGTCTATGTACGTTTGCTCAAACAGCACTTTGTTTTCGAGCGTTCCTTTCTCAAAGAAAATTCTTAGAGAATTGATTAAATCAACTGGTATGCTCGGCAAATTAATTTTGCTATAAATACTTTCCATAAATCAAACCTCCTTTTTTATAGGGAATTACTGTATGCCACCTTTGTTCCTATAAGTATGTTACCCTCCATGAGAGTAGCAGGTACAGGTGGTAATCTCCTCGCATAAGCCTCTCCGTAACCTGTGTTACGGGTTACGTCAACAGGCGTATCGCCATCCTCTTTTACCTCTGCTTCCGCAATGGTTATAGAGTTAGGTGTAGCCAGTAGCTTTACTTTTGTGCCGTCTGCAACAACCTCAAACACACCATCGCCAACGGCTAAACCCGTAATGGCAGCAGAAAGAGTGATTTGCAAACCTGCATCAACTTTTTTAACCTCGGTAATTTTGGGGGTTGATGCCAACGTTGCCGTTAAATCTTTTGCCACAAGGCTATTTACAACCAGTACAGGAGCACTGGTATCATAGGTTTGTAGCGTAACAATTTTTGCATCGCCTGCATCAATAGCCACAACACGAGCACTGTTTATAATGGAAATTTCCCTGCTTACTTCGTCTATGTAAGACATTGTACCAACAGGAATAACACTCCCAACAGGGAAAGCAGCAGCTTGTGTGGCATTCAACGAAAAACCTCCAGTTACCATTATTGGCTGCTCTGTAAATACAGGGCGGTCGCCTCCAAATGTTCTAAAATTTCGTCTCATTGCTAATTTTTTTATTTTTGTTCAACTGCATATTGAGCCATCAAGGTGTCGGCAAACTCGGAGCTTGCTTTGTCTTTAGTCTCTTTTGAAACATTAGGGTCGGCAGGCTTTAAGCCTCGGTTTACCAAACTTTGTTTTACCTTACCTAAGAAATCTGGAACGTCTGCATCAGAGGGCACAGTTACAAACTCCATATCCGTGGAGGTTAAACCCAGTTTTGTCATTTCCGCAGTAATCAAGGCATCCCTTTCTTTCGTCTGGAGCTGTGTTTGTAACTCGGTAATGGTTTTGCCATACTTTGTTTCCATTTGCTCTGCAAAAGTTTTTTGAAATTCCTCTAACGCCTTTTTAATATCCCCGCCCTCATTCGGATTCGGTGGTACTGGAGGAGTAGGAGGAACTGGAGGTTCTTTTGCCTGTGCCCACCTCGTAGCTTCGCCTTGTGTTGTTTTCAACATAGGGAAAAAGAGGTTTGTCCTTGCTTCAAGCTCCTCATCGGTAGCTGCATCTGTTAAGCCATTGCTTGCAATGCCAGCAATTTCTTCGATGAACTTTTCGGACAGCCCCATGTCTTTTAGCTTTGTTTCGCCTCCGCATTTTGCTGTCAGTAATGCCAATAATTTCTTTTTAGCCATAACCTTTTAATGTTTTAATTCACGCCAAAAATATCACATTAAAAAGTATGCGTGTCTATAATGCACGTCTAATTTTTGTATGTTGCTATAAACCAAATCACTTAAATAATCAGCTAAATGTGTTAAAAGACAGTTAAAATTGGATAGATTTATCCAGAATGATTTGATATATTGAATACATCAATATATATTTGCATCATTAAAACGTTATTAATAGACACGCATAAAACAAAAAAGAAATGAACAAACAAGAATTTATTGAGAGAACTGGTTTAACTCCAACAAATGAAGAGTACCAAACCATTGAGGCTATTTATATGGCAGCAGGAGAAATGGGTAAGGATAAGTTTTGTGCGGAATACAAAAAGTGTGGTACGAGCCAACTTGTAAACACGCTCGTTAAGGAAGCTAAAATACTTAAAGGACAATTAGAAGAGCGCAACAATGAGCTTAACGATTGCCATGAGCAAAAATTAGCACTTGCAGAGTTTCTTATAGGAAAAGCTCATGCACACAATGATACCGATTTGTACAACAAAGCAGTAAAAATGGTAGGACAACAAAAAGCAACCATAATCACTATTACTATGGGGCTACCTCTTTGGGAGGAAGATATAAATTACATTAAAAATAATCTTAATTAATAATCAAATAAAAAGAACAACAATGGGAATTTTAAGTGCAATCCAAAAAACGCTCGATGAGCAAGGCAGCGGAGCAAAATTATTAGGTACAGGCAAACGGGTAATTGAGAGTACAGCACAAGCAAAGTATAGTGATACTCGCAAAGTAGAGCGCAATTATACCCGTGGGGTGCATAATGCCAACAAAGAGGCAAACAGTATAAATGCTACCATAAATGCTGCTTATCAGGCAGGGTTTGAACCGAGCAAAGAAGAATTAAGTTTAGCAGAGCTACACGCAGAGGCTCTGGAGTATTTGACCAACACAGACAGGATATTATGATAACAACCGTTGAAAAAGAAAACCTACTTTGGTTTTGTACAGAGGAAGTAAAAGAGTTTGGCAGCATTACAGATGCCACTCTGGAGGAGTGCGTAAAGAAAGGCATTACTCTGGAGGAGATAAACAAAGCCATAGAGCATTTAGGAGTAATAATAGCAGACCCGAGCTGGAGAGAGGATGCTATAAATTTCTTACTCGACAAAGAATGCTCTTATGACGGAGTGACAGATTTTGTTATGGAGTATTGGCAAAATCTACTTAGTAAGGAAGAAAACCTAAAGGAGTATAAAAAATGGTGGCTTGAAAATAAAGACAGTTATCTATAATTTTTTTTACAAACAAAAACGTGTCTATAGATAACGTACAAATAATAATAATAATAATAGTATGAATATGTTTAGTGATATTGATGCAGCATGGACTGGCAAACAAGTAGAATTTATAGCTGGTAAGCACAAAGGTAAGATAGGTATTTGTGATGGGTTTTACAATACATACGGAGGAGCTGGGATAAGAATTGTATGTGATAACAATGAGTACATTATGGTTTACCCCAGAGATTTAGATAACATTAAAAAAATAGAAACAACAAAATAATATGTTTAACAAAGATTTTTTTCCAACCCCAGACAATGTAATTAGCCGTATGCTATTTAACGAAGACATACAAGGCAAGGTTATATTAGAACCATCGGCAGGTAAAGGAAACATTGTAGATTACCTGCAAAAATACGGAGCAAAAGAGGTTATTGCCTGCGAGCTCAATAATGATTTAGCAAAAATAGTGCAAAGCAAATGCAGGTTGCTGGCAAGTGATTTTTTGAGAGTTGAAGCCTCGGAGGTATCGCATGTTGATTTAATTGTGATGAATCCGCCTTTTTCAGCAGACGAGAGCCATATACTGCACGCATGGGATATTGCTCCAGCTGGTTGCACTGTTATCTCTCTATGCAATGCAAATACCGTGGAGCGTGGGCGAACCCGAAAGCAGGAGCAAATACTGGAGGTTATAAAACTACATGGCAGAAAAGAAAACTTTGAAAACTGCTTTGAAGATGCAGAGCGCAAAACGGGTGTTGATATAGCCTGTGTATGGTTATACAAACCAAAAGCGACAGAGGATGAATTTGAGGGCTATTTCTCGCTTGATGAAGAAATAGAGGAGCAAGGAGAGGGGTTAATTAAATACAACTATGTGCGTGATATGGTAGGCAGGTACACGGATGCTGTAAGGTTATTTGATGGAGTGATGGAAGCTGCCAATAAGATAAATAGTATAACCGCTCCTATAAGCAAATACGGGGTTAAATTTGGTGCATTTAATACTGGAGAGACAAACTATGTAGACCGTATGGTTACTCGTG